TGGGGCATCAACATAGGTTTCACCTATATGCCCAAATTTAACTCTAGGGAATCGCTTACACCTGAACCCCCACCACTTTCAACCATCTGTCATGTGCAGTAATAGGTTTCTACCAACGGTCATATGTCTGCTTCTAAGTCAGACTAGTCAGTAGGTTTGGGGCTAGAGAACCACATATCCTCTCAACATTTATATAATAGCATAAAAAAGCACCCTGTGTGGGTGCTTGTGACAGTTTGTAATGTGTCCTATGCATTGGATGGTGGACTATCCACATTCTTCCATACAAAATCACCAGTCTTATCCATGACATGACACTCCCAGTGGTGGAAGTCATCAGGACAGTCTTCCTTTCTAGGGAACCATGCAGTAGCATTTGCTATTGCTTGATCCTCATTGGTAACTGCTATTATATCCCAGTCACCCAAGGTTTTCATGAGATCAAGGACATCATCCTCTGCAAAACTAGAGTACCATGTCCACACTGCTGTCTTCTTAGCATCATCAGCAGTTTTAATCTTATCATTGACAAAATATATCAATGATGTATTATTGGTCTTACAGTATGCTTCAATTGTATCCCAAATGTTTAGTGAAGTAACACTCATGATCCTCTCTCTTCTTCAAGTTTTTTGATTAACTCTGTCATATAATCTACAGTAGTATTATATTGTGCATCAGTAAATTTATCACTCATTTGATTTGTATTACCTGGATCTGCTGGTGGACTATAAACAACACCTGACTTAGATAATGCATCTAAGAATGATTTCTCATACAGTCCTTCAGTGAGTGACGATACAATTAAATAGGATGCAATCTTTTCTTTAAATGTGTTAAAGTATGTGGATGAAACCTCAACAAATTGATTATCACTCTCCAAATATGCTGGTGGTGATGGATTTTGTAAAACTACATTCTTATAATATGCTGGATTAATGGGAAACTTAACTCCTACAGCATCAGAAGTATTGGCTGCATTAGGAATATCTCTCAACTTTGCCCTGTATTTCTTATACAATTCTTTATCATCAGCACTAATACCAGAGTCCTCAACAAATACCCAATCAGTTTCAGTGAGTAGGAAGTTACGTGCTAATCTAACTGACAACCAACTAACAGCAGCAGTCTTGGCATGTATCTTAGCAAATGTTGTTTGATACTCTTCTTCTTCTAGGGAATCAGAGAGGAAGAATGCCTCCTTAAACTTATCATATACTTTCTGACCTTCAGCACCACCAACGTCCTCCATCTCATAATCATTCCAATAGAATGTACCAGTCTTGAAGTTCTTGGTATACTTACGTTTCTGTGCCATGTAAGTATTATTTGCATACCATGCAAACAACACTAACTTATCCTTGTCACTATCCCATAAAGGATATATTACAGGAACAATGTCACTAGTCCAGTATGTATCAGTGATATTCTTGGTCACATTTTTATATGTAACTGTTTTTTGTATTGCATCTACTTGCAATATTAATTCTGTGACTGCCATGTTAGATATTAGTTCCCTTGTTTATTTAGAACGCTTTGATAAGGTACTTGGTTAGATGGTACGGTTCAATAAGTGGTATATTCCTATCTGGATCAATCGCTGCATCTGGTATAAGTGGTACTTGTGCAGTGAGTTTCAATACAGCTTCTCCTCCAATTGCACCTGCTGTATACAATGCAGTAGGAGATGCATCAATATCATAACTCAATTGATCAACTGATGTTGACATCTTATTAGAAGCAGCTTGGAATACCAATTCAGTTACCTCTTTATATTCATAGATGAAATCACATATACCATAATGATCACTATCAATTGTATAATCACCAACTGCACCTCTGTTTTGCTCAATTTTAAATCTTACGTTTGCTTTCTGAGCAGCACTTGGTAGATCAGCACCATACCAATACCAATTGGTTGGATTAGTACCCTGACCAGTACCCTCGTACTTTGGTCCAGTCGCATCATTAGGATCTGGCATTGGCACAATATCTTTTAAGAAAGTCCAATTGTCTTCACTCAAGTCAGTATTATAGTATAGCAACAACTGATCTCCACTATTTTCAGGAGTATTTCCACCATTAATACCATTACCACGTGCTACTTTAATATTAAACCTCTTTACACTAGAACAATCTTGTTCTTTAACTATGATGAATCTCTTTTGCTCTGTACCAGAAATCTTAGCATATCTTTTGTAGTCTTCAGGTACTACTTGTGTGGATAATGTAACAGCAGTAACTGCTCTGTTTCCACCTGCTTCCACTGTAGCAGTAGCAAAAGCACGTGTACCAGCACCATCTATAATACGAACTTGTGGTTCAGCAGTATAATTAGTTCCTCCATTATCTAATGTTATTCCAGTAACCTTTCCACCAACTACAGTGACAGTAGCAGCAGCACCATTTCCACCACCACCTATAAATTCAACTGTAGGAACTTGTGTGACTGGTAATGCAAATCCACCACCATCACCAGAACCAGAACCAGATGCATATAGTTCAATACCTTCAGATGCTTTAATAATTATGTCACCAGTAGTTGTTATTGATTGTTCATTTTTCCATCCAGTAATTTCACCAAATCCAATCTTTGCAAATGGTGCATCAGCATTATCAACTCCAGCAGGACCAGTAGCAACACTACTATTCATTGTAAGTGCAACAGATGATGCACCAGGCAAATCTTCTTTATTTACAGTGAATGAGACTAATGCACCACTACCACCGCCTCCACCACCAGGACTCCATGCACTATCATCTTCTTCAGTGTAAACTGTAACGGAACCATCTCCAGTATTTGATAGAGTGCAATTAATAAAATTAAAATAAGTAGTATTATATGCAGACTGTCCTGTGCGTCCACCTTCTCCACCTTGGTGTCCACCATCACCAGAACCACCACCAGGATCAGCATCTCCTCCTACTCCACCGCCACCGCCACCACCAGATGTGGATGTGGAAATTCCTCCACCTCCACCTCCACCACCGCCACCTACACAGCCGTAGTTACCACCTTGATCACCACCACCAGTGAATAAATTACCAGAACCAGACACGTATATAGCTGTATTGTTATTCATTCCCTGACCATTCCCACCATTATAAGGATAAGAGGAGCTATCTTGCATACCTCCACCGCCTCCACCGCCACCAGCACCAGCGACTAATTGTTGACTTAATATAACAGCAGAAATACCACCTCCACCGCCACCATCATCTACTGCACCATCTCCACCTCTTCCTCCACCACCATTTGCATATCCTACACCACCAGCACCACCCCATCCTTGACCACCAGCACCTTGATCACCAGCTGGTCCTGATGCACTTCCTCCTAATTGTCCTACAAATATTTGGAATGCATATGTATCAGAACCACCAGGATTATTAACTTCCAAAGTCATAACAGCTCCAGGAGAACCTGTACCACCTTGAAGACCATTATATCCAGTAGTACCACTAGCTTTTCGTTGAGAAACTGCTCCTGCAGCCCCCTTAATTGTAAATCTTATAAGTTTAAATTCACTAGTAGTTTGTATGTTAAAAGTTTGTAAAGAATTACCTTGAGGAGTAAATGGATAGGTATTATTTGAACTACCTGAATTACCTATGTAAGTATGAATACCATCAGTACCACCACCAACTCCAACAGTCATATCACCAGCAATAGATGCTGATCCACCCATACCTGCTTGGTTAGGTGGAGTTGATTGTGGATAAGATGATCCAGGATAAGTACCACCAGTTCCACTACCTTGTTGTCCAGCAGTACCATTAAATGTTAACTCTGATTGGAATTGTACCTCACTTATTTTTGTGCCACTCTTAGTAATAGTACCAGCAGCACCAGCACTTGTAAAATTAGCAGTTTTTCCACCACCAGTTCCACCACCAGCAGTGACATCTAACAATATTCCTGATGCACCAACACCAGCAGTTACTTTAACATTAGTATCATTACCATCATTACCAGATGTTATACCATTACTACCAGATCCACCACCACCTGCAATAGTAACCTGCATAACTTCCCAATTATTAGGGAAGCTAACATTAGTGCTACCAGTATATTCTAACTCTTGATTGTATGAAATGATTGGATCACCTGATAGAATTCTTGTTCTACCGCCTATATCATCAGTATTTGTAAATATTTTAAATAATGTATTTGGTACATACGTTTGTTCTTCCCATGTTCCAGCACCTAAATCCCCTGAAGCAAAATAAAAATCTCCGTCAACAGGATCTGAAAATTTAATACTACCTGTACCTTCAGCACCAACATTCCAATCAAACACATCATAAGTTGCTACCTGCCTACTTTGGATTACATTCTTTGATAATCCATGTTTATGTTCATACTGAATACCACCAACAGGAGACCATCTATCAGCTCTTGAATTAAAATCCTCATAATTAGCTAGATATCTATCATCCGAACCAAAACCACTAGGCCATGTAACTGTTTGGTTGGTGGAAGTATGATAAACAAAATGTGAATGTTCTGGTACTCTTGTAAGCCTTCTTGGGTCCATTGTAATACTAACTTTCTGACTTCCTACAACACGTGTGCTTATAGAGTCAGTAATATTTTCATAACCAGTTGTAGTTATTGTACCAAGGGAAAAATATCCTGCTTGAGATGCCTTATCAAAATACCATGATCCACCTTGTTTAATATTACCATTAGTTCCACCAGCACCAAGTGTAAGTAAACCAATACTAGGTGATCCCTGTCCATAGACATTACCATAACCAACAACCTTTCTAGTCTTTAGATCAGGTACTTTAAATGTTCCCAGACTTCTACTCTCACCCCAATGCTCAAAAACATTATCAAGAGTTATTCCTCTTACTGTACCAGCACCAATATTAATTTCTAAATCCAATCCTGTACCACCACCAGCATTAGCAACAGTAAATGATGGTTCAGTAAGATAACCTGATCCAGACTCTGTAATATTAACTGATATAACTACACCATTGTCAATAGTTAAATTTGCTAGTATATTAGTACCACCAGTAGGTGCAGCATCAAATGCTATTGTAGTACCAGCAGCATATCCACTACCACCATCAACAATTGTTATTCCTAATCTTGGTTCACCACCATAATCATTTCCAATGACAGAATATAATACAGGGAAATCACTAATTTCATACTCAGAACCATCACAATAAACATATCCAGGAAACTGATGTTCAGGATTACTTGGAGTATTTGAATTACCAGGAAGCACAGTGTATGGATCAAGTGGAATATAACTATTGTCATAAACACCAGTTACTGCTTTAAATGTACTGATAATAGAACCAACAGGACTGTTATCAGATGCTTTATCTGTATAAAAGTTTGGTCTAGTATTTCTATAGGTTGGTGGTGATGATACTGTCATTTATCAAATCTTAATTAGGTATTCTAATACTATAAATGGTGATGATACATTATCTACTGATCTTGATTCATCTACATCTAACTGTAATCTAGTTTCAAGTAAATCTGCTGATATTTGAGTAGCATCAGTTCTTAATTCAAATGTATGGTCTTCCTTAACAATATTTACCTTATGAAAATGTTCTGTTGGATCTTCTCCACTAGAATATAATGCATCTGTTTCAGTAAATTCATTAAAAAGTCCTGGATTAACTTCAGCACCAGCCATGGAATGTAATTCATTTCGTTGTAATGGCATAAACTGATACCATGAGTCACCCTTCCAATCTTCTGGTACTCCTTGTGCTCCTTGAACATATTGTGCTGTTAAACCGAGAGTATCATGGTCATTACTTGTGGTTTGATTAATACAACCTGTAAGAAAAGTCCACCAAGTATTACGGACTTTTGATTGGTAAGTACCATTAACTGAATATGGTGGATCAGTGATAGGATAATCTGTCCACGTATTAACTGTACTACCTCCAGAAATACCAGTAGGAATAGCAACACCATTTTCTGTCAGTTTTGACACCATATATTCTTCTGTTGGTGATATACACCAATATTTCCATGTATTTTTTAACTCTTCAGCAGTTTCTTTACTTCCATTCCAACATCCACCACTATAAGCAACAGGGTTAGACGCAGCTACTCCTACCAATGGTGGAGATCCAGATCCTGTTCCAGTAAAATCACCCCACCTAAACTGCATATTAGCTGCATACGTACCACCAACAGCACCTTTACATGGTCCTTGACCATTTCCTGGCCAAGCAGATCCCAATGGATCTGTACTAGCAAGCATCCAATTCCAGACAGGAACAGTGGAAGCATTCATTAATGCAACTGGTCCTTGCATTTCTGGTTCTAATTCTGTGGTAGGATTGTTATCATCAATTTCTCCATTTGCTTTTAACCTAGATCTAGTACCTTGATGAAAGTGTGCATGACCATGTATAGCAGATGCATCTACTGCTTCAGTTTCAGTTCTTTTACCAGAAGTTGTACCAAGAGTATATGCAGGTCTTCCCCTCATTGGTATATCATGACTTGGAATAATAAAGTCACCTGTATATTGAACATCTATGACTCCGTTAGTACCAGCAATATCATCAGCATTTATTCCAATACCAGAGCGACTCTTCTCAACACCTTGTTCTGTAGTTACTCTAATGTTTATATATTGTCCACCACCACCTGCACTACCAGTAGGTAGTGGGTATTTAGATCCTAGATCTGGCACTACAAACTGCTCATCACTTACTGATTGTAATGGATTGTTGGAAAGATCTTTTCTAACATACTTACCATTAATTCCTGTGCCACATATAGAAGCAAGTTGTGGAAAATCTTCAGCATTATATACACTACCATCACAACGTAAATAACCTGCTGGTAAATCTCTCTTTGTTGATGATGCATTAATATCACCAGCAACTTCAACTGGCCAAATAATAATTTGACCTGTTATATTACCATATTTACTTCTTTCTTTTGAATAGATAGTTGCCATTTAATATGCCTTGATAATGTACACAGATGCCATTGATGGCTGAGTTGTAGTTACTGTAATATTTAGTGCGTTATCCTCATTTACTGGTGTAACACTACCTAAACTTATATTACTAAGAGAATATGTTGGTTGTGGTTTCAAAGAACCAACAGACATTTGTAAATCAAATGTTCCATGATTATGCATACCAAATGTTGCATCATCTGGATTTAATGAACCAGTGTTGTTCATTGTCATTGGCCAAGTACCATCTTTAAATACTAGAGTATATGTGGCATTTGGATCAGCATATGGTCCAGATTCAGTATTTTGACTAAGTTCAATTGTATAAACATAATCAGAAACATCATTACCACTTCTTGATATTGATGTTATATGAGTTCCACTTGGAATATTTTCACCGTCCACCATTCTATACGGACGTATCTTATCTTCAATATAATAATCTACTGTGTTTGGTGCAGTTCCCTCAGTCTTAAGTGTTCTAATATCTGTACCTGCTGGTAATACAATTTCATCTGTACTAGGATTAATTGATACACCAGTTACTGTAAACCAATTGGCAGGATCCTCTGGATTATCAGGTATTTGATTTAAAGTTGATCCTGTATCATAACCAAAATAGTTTCTTCTATTTCCCTGAATCTGTGGTTTAGGATGCATACCAGTCCACGCAGGATGATAATGATCTGGTTTATCAGTAGTTGTTGGATCATTATCAAATGGTTTGTACTGAAAATCTTCAGTCACTTCACCTACGTCTGGTCTATTAACAGTTTGTGTAGTTGCTTTAGGACTATTTCTTGTTGGAGTACCATCATGCCATGATGGTGCTGGTACTGTTGACCAATAATCTTTTCCAGTATCATTTTTAAACTCATGGAACTGATTCATTATTGGTAAAGTATGCTCATGTTGAGAATCACCATAATATGCTAACATAGTTGCAGCTTCTTGCCAATCAGGATTTCTACTATTTCCTCCTGAAATCTCACACCTATTCTGCTCAGAAACAGCGTAAGGACAACGTGGATGTGCATCACTACCACCCATAACAACTCTAGCAGTATCAAATACTTGAGGTCCAAAGAATCCAGCTGCTGCTGATGGAAATGTAGTTCTATGACTGTGTGCTGGTATATGATTTATACCCAACTTTCTACTAATGGTAGTAATACTAGTAAAGAAATCAGGATCACTAATTGTTTGTCCTGTCATCCTACCAGATAACAATAAGTTTGGATTATTAAAGCTAAAATCAATATCTGATGCTGCATCGTAAGTTATTGGAAGTGAATCAACACTTCCAAAATCTAATGCTGGTTCATCACCAGTACCATCACCAACTAATAGACCAACCTCTTGAGATGCATCAGCCTGACCATTTTGATACTTAGTATCAGAAAGCATTGATCTTTCCAAATCAATCATAGCTTTGTTTGCAATATCGGGTAATTGAAACTGTCCTGCATAATTAGGAAAATTACCTGTCATGTCACCACCATATGTCTTACCAATTTCAGATGCAAGCAGAGGAAATTCAAATGCATCTTTTAACCTACCATCACATACAATCCAACCTTTTGGTAAGTTTGCAGCAGTGAACCCTTCATTACCATCTCCTCCCCACGGCATAATTGTGCCGATACGAGCAGACTTCATCGTTTTGATTGAACTGTAGTATTGTGCCATATTTCTTATAGTTCTGTTAACCACCATCCACGTAAGTTGGATGGAACTGTAGATGCATTTGGATCACCAGCAGCATCTGTAGGTCCAACATATATTAAACCAAATGATGCGTTTCTTGTTTGAACAACAAGTTCACCACTATCCCAAGCAACTTGCATCTGACCAGCACCTGCTTGAATCTTAGTACCAGTTGTGTCACCTTGAATAGCGGTTGGTACATTGTTGACTTTAAGTGCTCTTAATACTAGACTTGTATTATATGTTAGATTTCCACTAACTTCAACAAATCTTATCATGTCACCTGTCTCTGC